ATCTGAGTTTGCCATCAATAATGGTTGATCATTATCAATAAATTCTTTTGCAAGTAATGTAGTGCAAGCCGCACCTTCTGTAATACCATCTACTTGAACAATATCACATCCAGGTGCAATTAAATTCAATAACTGCTTTAGATTGTATTTCTCGTAGTGATCTTTTTGTACCAAGAAGATAAAGTGTGCATCAACATTTAAGTTTTCAACAACAACTTGAATCATTGGTTTGCCATTAACTTCAATTAATGGTTTAGGAAATGTGTATCCTGCTTGAGCAAATCTACTACCAGCACCTGCCATTGGTATTAATACATTCATCTTATTATCTCTCCATGGTATCTTTTTTCTCGTCACGCCATCAAGTATATCTTTTGCTTCGTCAATCTTTTCTTTGGTTAAATCTGTTGTATCTTTTACTGGTACTAGATGAGCACCAGAATTCAATGCACCTTCACGACCAATATGACTATCTTCAATGATTACTGTATTCTTAGGCAATACATCTAATTCAGTCATACATTTCCAATACATCTCAGGAAATGGTTTTGTTCTCTTTACATCTTCATTGCTGATATAGTAATCAACAAACTCTAACACACCAATACTTAGTAATGCAATTTTTACAGTTTCACGAATTGAATTACTAGCAACTGCAATCTTAATACCTTGTAACTTAAGTAACTGAAATGTATCAATTAGAAATTGATTCTTTGGAAACTGTTTGATAAGTGTAAAAGTAATTTCTTGTTTATCAGACCATACTTTAGTATAATGACTTGGACTCAAACCTTTATCATCTGTCAACATCTTAAGTTTCTTTGTAGTATTTAATCCATCATACTTACTTAAGTGTTCTTCACGACTGATTACATATTGTTCACCAAATTGACTTAATGCAACATTCAGTGCTTCATAGTGTAATTCACGACTATCAATCAATACACCATCAAGATCAAATATAATTAACTTATTGTGCATCACGGTGTACCTTGTTGTGACGAACAATACTCTTACCATTACAAACCCATTTACATTGTGTTCTCATGCGTAATGACCATTCTACATCTTCTGCTTGATGATGAACTAATTCTTCATTGAAAGGTATTTTAGTTGCTAAATCTTTCTTAACAATCATAAACCCACCAGATTGATACATGCATAATGTCTGTGACCAATCATCATATGGTAATGATGCATACTGTGGAAAGAATGGTGAATCCCAGATAACCCAATCAGTGAAATGTCTTTTACCATTAATCAATAACTGTTGGCACGATGCAACATCCCAATCATTACCAAACTTAAGAAAGTTTGTATACCAATCTTTATCAAATACATAATAGTCATGCATCAATACTACATTCTCATACTTTGCAGATTGAACTAATGAATTTTTCTTTCGTGTGATCCAACCTTCTTTTTCAGATTCATCAAAGTAAATGTATTTTACAGTATCAGTATCTTCATGTTTGATTCCACCAATACATAAAATTTCATAATTAGGTATGTTTAGTGCTTCAATAGATTTAAAAACTTCAGTCAACTGGTCCATATTTTTATAGGTAGTTGTTATTCCAAATGTAAAATTCATACAAGCCTCATTATATCGTCAACGGTATTTTTAATTAAATGGTTTAGTGTTACAAACTCTTGTGCATCATCTATCTGCTTCTTTTTAACGCTTTTGAACTTCTGCATATACTCTACTAATTCATCATCATTGTTGTAAGTAAATCCAAATTCTTTTAATACTTTTGCACCCGCAATCTCTCTTGATGCCCATGGTGTTCTATTCAACATAGATTCCAATAACACAAGACCAAACCCTTCTTTGTGTGAGTGCATAATATATAGATCAGCTTCACTGAGTGCAGATAATACTTCATTTCTATCTTCAATCATTAATGCTTTAACACTATCAGTATCATTAGGTTTGATTTCATGTCTATTATCATAACCTGTTAATACTAATGTTACATCTTTTCTATCTACTTTACCAAATGCTTCTACTAACTCATTCATTGCTTTGTTAGGCCAGTATCCACCACATGATAGAAACATATACTTAGTAGTGATTCCATACTTCTCACGAAAACCTTTTTGTCCTACTGATACTTTATCATCTATACCATGTCTAATCTGAACTGATTTTCTCATAACAGATTTACGTTTAACATATTCCCAATCTTCTTGTGTTGAACAACCAAGAAACTTAACATTCTGAATTGCTCTTTGATATACATTACTTTCAGATGGAACAATAATCATAAACACAATTGGTGATGGTATCTTATTACAATTATTCAATACAAAATCTTGTAATCCAACATCACCACCATGAACAACAATCAAGTCCCACTTCTCTAACAATATAGATGCTTCATTAGATACACGAACACCATTTAAATCACCTTGATGTTCACCTGCAAATACTGCAACTTCATGTCCACGACTTAATGTTTCATCTGCCATGTCACGAACATAGTTTTCAGAACCACCAGGGTATGGTGCATATCTGTGAACAACATATAAAATCTTACTCATACTGTGCCTCTATTTCTCTACGCCATTCTGTTCTATCATATTGATGAACAATACAGAATTCTTTACCTGTGCTAGTTAAAACTTTACCGTTCTCAAATTTAGGACTTGGTTCTAATAGTTTAGGTCTAAATTCATCAATCTTTGATGGGTCTGCAGTAGTACCTAATTGACATGCCCATCCATCTTCAGATTTCATATAACGACTATATGAATTATCTTTGTATGGTAATTGTGATATCATAAAATTGAATGTTGATTGGTCACAAATAGGAATAGGGCGATTGATTGCGGCAGTAAAGATATTGATTGCAAGTGATTTCATTGCTTCATGTCTACCACCCAATACACCTACATTATAGATTTCATTATCTCTAAACTTCTCATGGATATATGGACCATAAGTTTCTAGTAGATTGTTATCACCCCAAGGTTCATCTTTATATAAAATACTTTCAGATGCAAACAATAATTGTTGGCGTTGACCTAATTGTTGATCTAAGAACTTTGATGGATTGGTTTGAAATATAACATCTTTTACATCGGTAGTAATTACATACCGATATTCATGTGTAGATAGATGTTCGTAGATGTGTAAGAATCGTTCTACATGAACAGGTAATTTTGATTGGTAAACTAGATTACCATCTTTATCTTGATTGAATCCTATGATGTTTACACCGCAACTTGCAACTTGATATGCGGTTTTTGAATCACAATTCATTAAGATAAGGGCAATATCGCCTTCAAATCCTGATCGTCTAATTGAAAGAACCCAATATTTAATTGTGTCCCACTTGTAATTGGTACTGCATCCTATAATCAAATCTTTCATTATAATCTCCTTCAATATTATATAGTTTTACTTATCCTCTTGTTAGAGTAAGTATTTTTTGTATTTGTGTTTCTAATGCAACTTTACGATTAGGCCATTTAATAATTGGTTGATCTGCAGTTTTTAATAACTTAGTAAGAAATGGCAATACTAATTTTTCTACTTCTTTTAATCTGTCTTTATATTCTTGAACGGTTTCATCTTTTTCCGCAATTACAGCATTATATTCTTCTTCATCAGTTGCAGTGAATCCAAAATCATCATCACCATACTCCAACATTATTTTATTTATATCGTATTTGACTGTCATTACTTATTCCAATTCTTTGTGGCAGTAAAGTTGTCATGTGAGAATTCTAATCTATCAATAAGTTTAACTGCACCACCTTTAAGTTTATCTACTGCAACAAAACCTTCAGGATTAGATATCTTGAATCCATCATCTGTGCGAACAAAAGTGCCTGCAACTTGTTTAATCTCTCTTAACTTACGAACAATCATATTCTTTGCATCAACTAGTTTGTTCTGTAAATCAAATATTAATTTTAATTGTGCAGTATTGGAACGATAGAATCTAAGCACTTCATTCTTCTCTGCAATCTTTCTTGTTTTAGTCTTTTCTAATTTTGCGGCAAGAATTTCTTTATTCTGTCTATCTTCTACCCATTTAATTAAATCTCTAGTATGTTGTGTTGTGTTCTTTATTTCTTGACCTTCACGAACTTTAGTATTATTAAATGTTTTGATTTGTATTAAGAATGTTTCACTGGTAGATATTCTATTCAGGGTCAATGAATTAATTTGACTGAGTATTCTTTGTGCTTCAAATATGTGTCTTGCTAATTCTAATGATTCTTGTTTAGTGAATGTTGCAGTACCAGAAGCATCAATGAAAGATGCATCACGATACCAAACATCTTTAGATGCCTTTAAGTTACCAATATCAATATTGAAAGATGATTTCATATCTGCTAGTGTATCACCACCAGAATAAGCGGTATGAAATACAATACCCATTTGTGATGCAAGAATTGTTTTTGCTAATTTAGAATCTTCAGGTATTGCATAGACTAAAGTATTAGGTTGAAATGTAATATACTTTTCACCATTGATAGTTTCT